TTATTGAGCGGGAACCGCCACTTCCACGCGGCGCGGGCGCTCGCCGCCGCGGCCGGGCACCAGCACCACCACGACGCAGACCGGCTTGCCGTTCTGTGTCGTGGGCGTGGACTTGGCGAGCTGGCCGCCCTGCGAAGCGGCCACCCGTTCGCCAACCGCCGCGCAATCTCCGGCGGCTGCGATCAGGAGGCGGGCCTTCTGCGGCGCGGCAACCGGCGTGATGCCGGCATAGGCCGGGAAGGAGACAAGACCGGCCGCGAGAAGCGCGATAAGGTGAGGTACAGGGTTCTTTGTCATCATGTCGCCATGTATAGCGCCCGACGGCTGAACGATGGATGAACGGCCACCGCCCCGTCGGGCCTTGAAGATAAGCCAGATTCTAGCTATCACGCTTTATGAAATTATGAAATGCGCGATGTTGCCCCCATGCGGCCGATAATCGTCACCATCGCGGCGACCGCGGTCGCAAGCTGCAGCAGGATATCGGCCAGCGCGCTCTGGTCGATCATGTCGGTGGCGAGGCCGAACATGCCGGCCAGCGACAGAAGCACCGCCACCAGCCCCGCCCAGACCGTGCGGGAAAGATACCATGGCTTGTCGGTTGTCATTCGTTCATTCTCCTGAAGATCACACGCCGTTTTCCAATTCGAGTGGAACGAATTTGACATTTGCCTCCCATGCGACATCGAGCGGCGAGCAAATGTCAAATTCAAAAGTTCCACTAGACAATCAATAAGTTACTAGCGGTCTTTTCGATTCCGACATTTGCTCCTGCGGTTGTATCAAACGGATGCAAATGTCGGAATCAGACCACTAGCATAGCCGCGTCGCCCGCCCCGCTGCGCGCCCCGACCATGGCGACGCGGATGCTGAACGGTCCCGGTGCGGTCTCGGCCGCGCGCAACGCCCGCACATAGGTCCAGAACGGTGTTTCCACCTCGGCGTGGCGCAGCATGCTTCCACCCTGCCAGACCTCGACGGCATAAAGCTCGTTGTCCTCGCCGAGCGGAATATCCGTGCCGAGCCAGCTATCGGCATCGATCCGCCCCCGCCTGATCCAGCGCAGGGCGAGATCGCCGTCGGCAGTCCATTCGTGCTTCAGATGGACGGGCGAAAGCGGGCGCAGGGCGCGCAATCCGCCGGTCATTTGCACCGTGTCGAAGAAGGCGTCGGAGAAGGTCTTGCCGGCAGCACCGATACGCCAGTTGAGTTCCAGCCCCAGTTCGGAGGCCGAAAGCCCGGCGGAAATCACCGCTCCGTCCAGCAGCACGAAAGGCGCCTCCGCCGGCTTCGCCTGAAGTGCGGCCGCCTCGGTGCCGAGCTGGCCGCGCAGCAGCCGGCGGAGCCGCCAGCGATTCTGCCCGATCTCTTCAGCGTCGAGGAACTGGAACACTTCCCATGTTCCGTCCGGCGCCTTCAGAAGGCCGGTATTGGCCCCGTTCAGCACCTGCGCGAGCGGCACTGACTGCAATTCGCCGGAATAAAGGATGATCTCGGCGGCATCGCCCGCCAGCAGACGACCGGACGGGCCGCCCGGAAGTGCTGCGGCCAGTTCGCCGATCACCGCCCTTTCCGTGACAAGCACGCGCTCGGAAAAGCCCTCCTCGACCGGCGAGGCGTAAGCCGCCGCACCGCGCCAGGGCTTCGCATGGCAGGCTATGCGGAACTGTCCCGCCGGCTCCTCCGCGCCCGGCCAGAGCGGCAGATCGAGCAGATGGAAAAGCGGCTTCATGTCGGTGGCGGGGCCGCCCGGCACGGACACCGGCGTTTCGCTCCTGTCGGTAAGGACGATGTTCGGCGCGAGCGCCGTGGCCTTGACCGCGCGCACAGCGCCGTCCTCGATCCCTGTCACCACGTAATCGCGCCCGCCGCCTGCCATGTCGAGCCGCAGCCGGTCGCCGGCATGGAGCGCGGCGTTCGACCATGGCAGCGAGAAGCGCGCCGTGCGCCGCTCGGCGTGCCGGCGCGCCATCCACGCCTCGGCCAGCGCCCCCGCCTGCCCCTGTTCCATCGAACCGGAAAGGCTCAGCGTCTCCGTGCCCTGCCCCGCATCGCGGCGGGCGCTCGCCGCCATGACCTGAAAGTCGCGCATCGGATCGTTGCAGTAGAGTTCCACTTGCGACGGCAGCGTGCCGCCGTCCTCCAGTTCCAGCGTCAGCGCCTCGCCTTCCTCCGGCTGCACCAGCGCCTTGCCCAAGGAAAGCACGGGCGCGCCGCGCTGGATGTTGCGAAACACGAATCGCCCGGCCTCCTCATAGCCGTGTACGCCAAAGGCGTTCAGGAGCGGCTCCAGCACGCCGCGCGCGCTCGACGGCTCCGCGATGACGAAGCCGGAGAGATGCCCCTCCGTACCGGAGCAATCTGCTTCACCCAGACCGAAATCAGAAAGGATCGCGGCGATCAGTTCGTCCAGCGCCACGCCGCTCAGACGCCCGTTCAGCCAGTGGCCGAGCCGCCAGTTCGCCGTGTCGCCCCAGACCGTGTCGCCGAGCGGAAATTCGGGAAAAGGCCGCGTATCCCATGCCCAGACATAGACGCGCTCGCGGTCCAGCATCGGCCCGCCATAAAGCGCAGACACCGGATTGCTCTCACGCCAGTGGCTGTCATGGGCGCGCAGGAAGCGGTCCATGGCGCCGTCGGCACGCCCGCCGCTGGAAAAATAAGGTGTGGCGTTTTCCGACGATTTCGGATCGGGAAAGACATTGGGCTGGTTCGGCCCCTTGTCCACCGCCGGGCAGCCCAGCTCGGTGAACCATATGGGCTTCGACTGAGGCACCCAGCCGGTCGGCTGCGGTGTTTCCGCGCCGCCGATACGGTTGAAATGCGGATTGCTCCACCACGCGGCGATATCCTTGTAGCGATAGACCCACGGCTTGCCGGCCATCCCGTCCGTGATCGGCGTGCGCCGGCGGGCAACGCGATCCTCCGCACTCGCATAATACCAGTCGAAGCCCTCGCCGGATGCGACGCCGCGCGCAAGGCCGGCCAGATCGTAAGGCGTCTCGAAACTATCCGGGTTGCCCCCGCTGAAATCCGTGTCGCGCCAGTCGGAAAGCGGCATGTAATTGTCGATGCCGATGGCGTCGATGGCCGGGTGCGACCACAAGGGATCGAGGTGGAAGAAGAGATCGTCGGTGCCGTCCTGCGCCTGATAGCCCGCATATTCCGACCAGTCCGCGCCATAGGTTATGCGGCAGGCCGGACCAAGACGGCCACGCATCTCCGCCGCCAGCGCACAGAGATGGTTCACGAAGGGAAAGCTCGCGCGCCCGTCGCGAACCGAAGTAAGGCCGCGCAGTTCCGAACCGAGCAGGAAGGCGTCCACCCCGCCCGCCCTCGCGGCGAGATCGGCGCAATGGCGCAGGAAGCGGCGATAGCCCCATTCGCCTTCGACAAACGCCGTCACCTGATCCGCCGCCGCCGGCGTCGCGTCGGGCGAGCCGGCCACGCCGATCGCGGGAAAGCAGGTGATGCGGCCGCGCCATGGATAGGCGGGCTGGCCGATGCCGCCAGAAGGCGACGGCAAGGTGTTGCCCGCAGGCACATCCATCATCACGAAGGGATAAAGCGTGACGGAAAGCCCGCGCGCCCTGGCATCGCGGATGGCGGCGACGACACTCTCGTCGGACGGCGTGCCGCCATAGGCAGCGCCCTCTCCGTTGGTCGAGATCAGGTGCGCCGCCCCGCGCGCGACATTCTCCACCTTCCATACACGGCTGGCCTTGCGCGCCGACAACGCCGTGACACCCGGACGGATGCGGCATTGCCCGGCGCGCAGGTCGTCGCCGAACCATGACAGCACGATCGCCACATGGCGCAGCGCCGGGCAGAGCGCCTGCAACTCGTCGAGCGCGGCAGTCCAGTCGCTCGCAGCACGAAGCGCATTGCGGTTAAGCACGCGCTTCGAACCGGGCGTCGGCTCGTCGGTGACGGCGACGGGCATGAGGCCGAACTCGGTCGAACCGGGGATCAGCGCCACAGCATTCAGATTGCGCGCCGCCTGTCCGACCGGGCGCACCACCTCGAACTGGAATTGCGGCATGCGATTGCCGTAGGCGTCGAGCGGGATGCGCTCGAACACCACATAGGCCGTACCGCGATAGGCGGGCGCCTTGCCGGCACCCTGTTTTGCCTCGATCAGCGGATCGGGCTGCTGGTCCGCCGTGCCGCGATGGACGCGCATCTCGATCTCGGTCAGGTCCAGTTCCTGGCCGTCCGCCCAGACACGACGGATGAAGGCGATTTCGCCCTCGGCCACCGCGTAAGCCGCATTGCCGAAATAGGAGTAGGTGCTGACCTTCGGCCCGCCCTTGCCGCCCTGCCGCTCAGTGGTCTTCTTTTCCTCGAAGCGCGTCGTCCAGATCAGCGTGCCGGAAACGCGCGCCGTGCCGTAGACGAAGGGCAATGCCGCGCCCTCCTCCGCCGTGGTCACGCGGCCGCCGTTCAGCCGCGCGCCCTCGATATGACGGGTGGAATTGATCAGCGCATTGTCGATGGCATAGCCGCCCATCGCGCCGAGGCCCGCGCCGATGGCCGCACCCACGGGGCCGAAAATGCCGCCGACGGCAGCACCCACCGCCTGAAGAACGACTGTCGCCATGGCTCATGCTCCCGGTTCAGGAAAAATGAAGATACCCGCGATGCGCCGCCGCCATTGCGGCACCAGCGCGGAGGACAGCACGCCATGGCCCTCATAGGCATGGATGAAGCGTCCGCCCCCATCTTCGCCACAAGCCATGATGCCGAGATGCTTGGCCGCGACATCGGGCCGCCAGCGAAAGACGATCAGATCGCCGGGCAGCGGGCCGCCGTCATCATCGCGCCGCGCCATGTGGCGGGAGGCGGCGGCAAGCAGCCGGTCGCCGGCGGCGGTCTCGTCCCAGTCAGGCGCGTAAGGACCAGGATTCTCCGGCTCGCAGCCATAAAGCGCGCGCCAGATACCGCGCACCAGACCGAGACAGTCGCAGCCGACGCCCTGCCTCGACGCGCCGTGGCGATAGGGCGTGCCGATCCAGCGTCCGGCCTCCGCCAGAACTCTTTCGGACATAATCATGGGACCAGCGCGCTCCCGTCATATTCGCTGCCGGTGCCGGCATAAGTGTAGGCGGCATCGTTGCCCGGCAGATGCGGGAAGCCGCGAAAATTGACGCCATTGCCGAACTTCGCCTTGCAGGTGGCAAAGCTCTTGTCGCAACCGGCGAGGATGCGGAACGTGTCGTCCGGCGCGGCGGGCATGACCGGCGGTTCGTTGAGGACGAGCCGCGTTCCGTCATGGGCCGCCACGCGCATCCGCGTGCCCGCATTGCCGCCACTTGTCCAGGTGAGATAACCGCCCGCGAACCAGCCGGACGCAAAGCCGTCGAGACCGGCCACGGTCAGTTCCGTTCCTTCGGCGGCAACGATCCGGCCCTCGCCGAGAAACCGCGGATCGTCCGCGCTCACGCCGCAGCGCGTGTCACCCGGCTCCGCATCGCAGAGGCGGCGCACGCGCCGCCCGCGCACGGCGTCGAAGGCCGCCGCCGCACCCTTCAGTTCCATCACGAAGCGGCTCCCCGAACGGCTGATCCGGTCGACCGTCCAGCGCCGCAGCAGCATATGCTGGTCGGGCGCGGCCCAGTTGACCAGATGCACCTCGACCGCGGCGCTGTCATAGCGCCCGTTCTCGATATCGGCCTCACCGATGCGCCTGGAGGAAAGCACGCCTTCCACCTCGCCGCCGGGGATGGCGAGACCGAGCGTGTCGGTGGCCTCGCTGGCGTCGAGGCCGGTCAGCGGATCGCAGGCCACACCGTCGACGGCGAGCACGCGGTCATGATCGGTGAAGCCGAGCGCGATCCCGTCGCGGCGGCGGATGATCCAGACAAAGCAATGGTTTGTCGTCTCTCCTTGCAAATGCGATTCAAGCGCGGGCGGAACGGGGATCATGCCTTGACCTCGACGATGGGGATTGAGGGAATTTCGCCGGCCCGGAACGAGGCGATGCTGGCGGTGAGCCGGTCGGTGTCGAAGCGCACCGGCACGTCGAACAGGAAGCCGGCACTGACCACCGCGCCGGGCGCGGGCGCGTAATCGGGCGTGAAGTGAACCGTTCCCGTATCGGGATCGACGCTGTAGGCCTCGCCTTCGGGCAGTTTCGCGCCATTGACGCCGACCGTCACCGATCCGGCCACGGGCCGGGTAATGATGCGGACATAGCTTTCATAATGCTTGCAGAGGCTGAAATCCGACGTAGCGCCGTCGCCGGTGCCGATCCGCTGGTCGCCATGCGACGGCGGCACGCCATCGGCGTTCGAGGAATGGTCGAAGGGATCGCGGAAGCGAAAGGCATGGAGCGAGCCGCGCCTTGCCTCGAAAAAGGCCAGCACCGTCTTGAGATCGTCGAGCGAGCGCAGGCCGGTTCCGGCGTCGAAATGCCGGCGCGATTGCGCCCAGCGCGCATTGCGCTTTTCCATGCCGGACGTCAGCGTGACGATCTCGTTGCGCCATTCCGGCCCGCCCGTCGCCCCGAAGGAGACGCCGAGCGGAAAGCGCACATCTTGAAAGGCTTCGCTCATGGTCTCTCCTCACGCATGATCTCATCCGAGAACCGGTTCCCACTTTTCGGGATCATGCTCATAACCTCCCTGCCCCGCGCCGCACCGCGCCCGCCAGCATGGCCGAAAGCTGCGCTTCCGATTTCCTGAACGAGGATGCGTCGGGCGAAGCCATGTTGAAGACCACCTGCACCTGCCTACCCCCGCCGTCGCCCGCGATGCCGAGGCGACCGTCCGCCCCGCGCGCAAGCGGCATGATCGCTTCCGCTCCCGCCTCGCCGGTGAGGCCGAGCGCGCCGTTGCCCATGCCGAAATAGGTCGGGCTGGACACCACGCCGCCCTTGGCGAAGGGCATGACGCCCTTCAGCCCGCCAAGAAGCCCGCCCATGGCCGAGGAGACGAGGCCTTCCAGCGGCTTCAGTCCCGCCGAAAGCGCGCTGCCGGCGAGGCTTCCGGCAAGGCCGCGCAGCACGTCCTCCAGCCCCTTGCCGGAAGAGATCGCGCCTTTCAGCGCGGAGCTCAGGCTGTTGCCGAAACTGGCGGAACGTTTTTCGAGGTCGGTCAGCGCGCGGTCGAAGGCGCTCGTATCCGCCGCGACGGATACGGTTACGGTTTCGTCTGTCATTTCAAGCTACCTGTTTTTCGCGCATTTCCGGACGCAAAACCGGTTCCCACTTTTGCTGGAAATGCTTGGTCGGGAAAGTTGCGCATCAGCGCGTCGAGCGCCTCACGCGAGGGCGCGTCGCGGGCGGGCAAAGCGGGGCCGAGCGCCGCCGCCAGTTCGCGCGGGGTCATGGACCAGAACGCCTGCGGGTTCAGCCGCAGCAGACCGAACCCCGCCCGCATGACCTCGGTCCACGGGAAAGGTTTCGGTTCAACTGCGGCTCTCAAGGGTTTGGCGCGGAATCGCTTTCCAATGCTTGACCGGCGCCGAAAGTAGCCGTGAGCAGCGCCGCGACGATGCGGGCGAAACCGGCTGCACCACCATCGGCGCGCATCCCGGCCACGTCGTCATCGGCGACCGCATGGCCGCCGCCGCGAAGCCCCGCGCAGATGATGCGCTGCATGTCGCGCGCCGAGAGCTTCGCGGTGGAAAAGCGCGCGATCAGTTCCGACAGGTTGTCGGTCTCGAAGGCCGATTCCAGTTCGGCCAGCGCGCCCAGCGTCAGGCAGAGCGTCCAGTCGCGCCCGTCCAGTCTTGCGGCAACCTCGCCGCGATGGCGGTTCACCATCATGCCCCCCATCATGCCAATGCCTCGAAGGCGATGAAGCCCGCCGATTCCAGCGCGATCTCGAAGGTCATTTCCGCGTCGTGATTGCCGCCATATTCGAGCGCGGTGATCTGGAACGGCCCGCTCACCGTGCCGAAATCCGGCAGTACGATCTGCCATTGGCCGATCTCGCCGCCGAAGAACAGGCCACGCACCAGCGCGTCCGACGCCGCATCCCTGAAGATGCCGGAGCCGCTGACGGAAACGCGCTGCACGCCGCTCCCCGCCAGCAATTGCCGCCAGCGCCCGGCGGAATCCGCGTCGGTCACGTCCACCGTCTCGGCGTTGAAGGCGATCCGCTTGGTGCGTAGGCCCGCGCAGGTCTCGAAACCGTCGTCGGCGCGCGCGGTCTTGAGCAATATGTCCTTGCCTCTTTGTGCTGCCATGGGAAATATCCTTTATTCGGGTTCGGTGACGGCGCGGTAGCGCATGGTGCCGAGGCAGGAGCCGCGCCCGTCCGTATCGCGGGCGAGAACTTCGTTCAGCGCGAGATTGACCAGCCGGTGCCCATCCAGAAGCGGCAGGCCGTCGCCGAGGATCACGGCAATGCGCCCGGCAATGTCGAGAACCCGGCCGCGGCCGCTGTCGCGCGCCCAGATCAGTATGTTGAGGAAATGCTCCGCCCCCGCCTCGGTCGCCGTGCTCCAGTCGCGGCTCACCGTCTCGCCCAGTGTCACATAGGGAAAGGGCGTCTTCGGCGGCACGCGGTCATGAATGCGCTTGCCGCCAAGCAGGACGGCGAGTTCCGCGTCGTCCCGCAGGGCTTCAAACAGCCCCTTCTGCAATGCTGCCGCGCTGCCCGTCATCGCCTGCCCCGCTTTCCGTCTTGAGAACCGTCCGGCCATCCGCGCGCGAAAGCGAAGCGCGCTCTTTGAGCGCGATTCCCTTCCAGCGCAAGGCCCGCACCAGACCGTCGAATGTCAGTTTCATGGTGAGGTTCATCGCCCCTCCTCCACGGCAAGGCAGGTGAGATAGCGTCCCGTCTCGTCCGGGTCGTGGACGGCGCGCAGGACGAAAACCCGCGCGCCCTTGCGCAGGCGCATGCCGGTCGCGACACCGTCGCGAAAGCGCAGCAGGATGCGGTGCGTCACCTCCGGCCGGGGCAGGACGCCGAAATCGCGCTGCGCGATCGAGACCTGCTCGATGCGGCCCCAGACCGTCGCCACTTCGGTCCAGCTTTCCGTGTAGCCGCCCATGTCGTCGGGCACGGGCTGCATCGCCTCCAGCGCCAGTTCGGCGGTGAGCCTGCCCGGATCAATGAAGACCATGTTGTTCATAGCGCCGCCCTCCGCCAGCCATCGACCATGCGGCCGACCATGGGCGGAAACGCCACGCCCGCGCCGCCTGCATCGACGCCGGTGCGCGTTTCGTAGAGATGGGCGGTGAGACTCAGGATCGCCTGTTTCAGCGCGTCGGGCACCTCGACGCCGGTCTCGCCGAAGCCGGCGACGAAATCCGTCTCCAGCCCCCGGAAGGTGGCGGCGTCGGGATAGTGCGCCATATAAAGCCGCTGGGGACGGCGTCCGTCCTGAAGCGCGTATTCCTCCGGCGCGAGCTGGATCGCCGTGCCGTCGGCCCGGTAGGCCACCACGGCGGTGACGGCCTTGACCGGATATTTGAACAGGGCCAGCCGGCCGGAGCGAGGCCAGCGGTCCACCTTGAGCTGCCAGGTCTGGTCGATGAGCGCCAGCCCGGTCTCGGCCTCGACCAGCTCGCGCGCCGTAGCGACGAGACGGCGGAGAATATCGTCCTCGCTGTCGGTCGAAATGCGCAGGAAAGCGCGTGCGTCGGCGATCGTCACCGGCTCCAGCGCCGGTGGCGTGACAAGAAACATCGTCATGGCTTTTCCCCACAGCATCGGCCCGAAAATCGGAATCGATTTTCGGAAAGCACGATGCGTCGTTTCAATAGGTCAGAGCGTTCTTTGTGCGTCCGCAAGGACGCACGGCGCTCTGGGATTATTCCTGAATGATAAATGACAAATCAGTCAGTTACGCACGGCCCCCGGACAAGGCCCCTGGACAAGGCCCCCGGACAAGGATCGTCTTCCCGCGGGTGTGAATCTACCTGCCAAAACCGGCAGGAAGGTTTCAAAAGGGCCTGTGAAACCTGACAGAACCTGTTGTACCGATCCGCTCAGGCCGCGAATTTCAGCAGCTTGATCGCGTCGAAGTCCTGCATGCCGCCGCCCACACGCTTGGTGGTGTAGAACAGCACATAGGGCTTGGCGGAATAGGGATCGCGCAGCACGCGCACCCCGATGCGGTCCACCACCAGATAACCGCGCATGAAATCGCCGAAGGCGATGGCCGGGGCATCGGCGGCGATGTCCGGCATGTGCTCCGCCTCGACCAGCCCGAAGCCCATCAGCGACGCCTTGCCGCCCACGGCTGCGGGCGGCTGCCAGAGATAGTTGCCGTCCTTGTCCTTCAGCTTGCGCAGGACGCTCTGCGTCTTGCGGTTCATGATGAAGTTCGCATTCTGGCGGTAGCCGGCCTTGAGCGCATAGATCAGTTCGATCAGGGTGTCGGACGGGTCCGTGGCGGGCAAGGCCCCGGCGACGCCGGTGGCGATATGGCCGAGCTTGCCCCACGCCCAGTTGTCCTCCGCGACCGTGTCGTAGCCGAGGAAGCCGCGCGGTTTGTTGACGCCGTCGCCGTTGACGAAGGCAGCACCTTCCTGCTCGGCGAAGGCGGTCTCCACCTCCTCCGCGATCCAGCGCTCCACGTCGATCGCCGCATCGTCGAGCAGCGAGGCGGTCGCCGCCGGCATGGCGTAGATTTCCATGGTCGGGAACTGCATCTCGGCCAGCTTCGCCGAAGCCGTCTGCGGACGGGCATCCGTTTCCGCCACCCAGCCGGTCGCCGGGCCGCTTACCGAGAAGGGCTTCTTCAGCACCGCGCCGGAGACCTGCCGCACCCCGGAAATGCCCCGGATCGGCGACAGCACCGCGAGGCGGCGGCCGATCTCGGTTTCGAGTTCCGCCGGCACCAGATAGCCGCCATCCGGGCCGGAAGCATAGGAATGCGCCTTCTGCTCGATGCCGCGCAGCGCCTGCTCGTCGCCCCGTCGCACATAACCGTCGAAAGCCTGCTTGTGCTCGGCCACGGCCAGCGGCGCATGGCCGCCCAGCGGCGGCCGGGCCTGTTTCAGCACATAGGCGTCGAGCGCCTGCTTCTGCTCGTCCAGCGCGCGGTTGATGCGCTCCACCTTTTCGGTGAGCAGAACGTCGGCGCCGGCATGTTTCTCGACCTTCTTCAGCCTTTCGTCATTGGCCTCGCGGAAGGCCGAAAAGGCGGACATGAATTCCTCGAAAGCCTCGCCGACATCGCCGCCACGGTCGATGTCCGGCACGAGCGACTTGGTTTCCGCGCTCTTCGTTTCGAGCGGGACTGCATGGGATTGTTCCATCTTGATCCTGTTATCTGACGATTTTTCGGGCGGCCGCACGCATAAGCCGCGCAAGGCCGGTTTCATCGCGCCGGGCGGCAAGCCGTCCGTCCGGCGGGGCGCCGGGAACGGCACGGTCCCCGGCGAATGTCCCACGCGCCTTGACGCTCGCGATGCGCGCTTCCGGCAGCATGGGAAAGGTGACAAGCGAGATTTCCCACAGATCGGCCTCGACGATGTGGCGCAGGCCGGTGCGCGCATCCTTGCGCGCCTTGACCGTGCGGAAGCCGATGGAAAGCCCGTCCAGCCCGCCGGTGCGCAGGAGATCGAGCGCCTCCCGCGCCCGCGCCACCCCGGCCGCAAGCCGTCCCTCGACGTAAAGGCCGCGCGCATCCTCCCGGATCGCGGTCCACGCGCCGATGGGCTGGGCGGCATCGTGCTGCCACAGCATGCGGATACGGTGCGCGCCGCGCTTTTCAAGGGCACGGGCGAAAGCGCCGCGCTCGATTACGTCCAGACCGAGATCGGGCAGGCCGAACAGGCTGGCATAGCCGCTGAAACTGCCGTCCGCCGCCGTATCCGCGATCCTCAGCGCCGCGCGTTTGGTTTCCAGCCGGAATTCAGCTTTGGCCATCGTCGTTCTTCTCCATGGGTAGGATGCCCGGCAGAGGGGCCTGTTTCAGCCGTTCCATGAACCGTTTGAACACGCCGAGCGCCGACCATGCGGCGAGGCTCGCCGCCGCCGCACCGGTGAGCATGAGTTCGGCTTCGCCGAGCGCGTCGCCCAGCGACAGAAGTTCGGCAATCTTGGCGCCGGCGACACCGCCGAAAACCGTGCCGCAGATGATGCCGACGGCGAAGCGGATCGCCGCCTCGCGCCGGTCCGACGGCAGCATATAGGCGAGCGAGACGGCGGAACCGGCCACCGCGCCCATCAGCTTCGCCGTCCAGACCCAGAGCGCGTCGGCCCAGAGCGTATCTGTGGTCAGCACCGTGTCGTTGAGATGGGTCAAGGCGATCTCCTTTTCTTCAGTTCTGCCTCCGGGGCTGATAGCCGACCGCCTCGCGCTTCTCCGCGTCGGTGAGGAAGGAAGCGGCGCCGATGCGCCGCCACAGCGATTCCCGCTCGGCGGAAAGCCCGTCGATGCGGTCGGTGTCGAAATCGAGCCGCAGGCCCGGACCGAACAGCGGCCCCAGCCAGTTGCCGAGCGCATGCGCCGTGCGCCCGATCAGCGGCAGCACGGTGAGACGGTAGAAAGCGCGATTGGCCTCCGCATAATTGGAATAGGTATTGTCGCCCGGAATACCGAGCAGCATGGGCGGCACGCCGAAGGCGAGCGCGATGTCGCGCGCGGCGCTGTTCTTCGCCTCGATGAAATCCATGTCCTGCGGGCTGTAGCCCATGGCCTTCCAGTCGAGCCCGCCTTCGAGCAGCAGCGGACGACCCGCACCGGAAGCGCCGGTATAGCCTTCCTCCAGCTCGGCCTTCAGCCGCTCGAACTGTTCCTCGGTCAGGTTGCCGCCCTCCTTCGGCGCATAGACCAGCGCGCCGGAAGGCCGGGCGGAATTGTCGAGCAGCGCCTTGTTCCACGCGCCCGCCGCATTATGCGTGTCGAGCGCCATCAGGGCCGCTTCCAGCGGCGCGAAGCCGTAATGGTCGTCGAGCGGGTGGAAGAGTTTCAGGTGCAGGCCCGGCGACGTCTCCGTGCCGGTGGCGATGCGCCGCGCCGCGGAACCGGAGCGATAGACCAGCGCCTGCGGCCAGCCGTCCGCATCGGTTTCGACGCTGACGCAGCCGGGTTTCAGCAGATGCAGTTCCATCCGTCCGCTCGGCAGATCGACCCGCTCCACATAGGCGTTGCCCGCGATCAGCAGGTGGCCGTAAAGCCGTTCGAGGAAGGTCGCGCCGTCGACGCCCGCCTGCGGACGGGCGAGAAGATCGAGCAGCGGATGCGCGTCGTGCTCCCGCCCGCCCTCGTAGAGCAGGAAGGGCACGCTGCCCGCCGCGTCCGCGATGAGGCGCACGCAGCGATGCGCCACAGGATTGCGCATGAACCCCTCGCGCGCCAGCGTCGGATAATCGCGCGCGATCCACGACGCCCCGCGCTCCATGTGCAGGGCGACGAAACCGTTCGCCATCTTGGTCTGCCGCAGCGCGTCGGGTTGCGGCGGCGAGGGTCGCGCGTCTGCGCGCCCGGACCGGTTCCAGATCCAGTTCCAAGCCATGATTGGCCTTTCCGTAAAATGTAATGAATTCTCAGCCGAAGCGCCGCACGCGCGGCTTGGTATCCGCCTTCAGCATCAGTTCGCCGAGCGCCCAGACCAGCGCGTCGAGACGGTCGGGCGAGCGGCCGCTGGAAAGCCCTTCCGGCGCGAAGTCGCACATCTCGTCCTCCAGCGCGGGAAAGCGACCGGCATGGCGCACCCGGCCCTGTTCGTAGAAGGCGGCGACCGGCTCGGCGCGCAGCCATTTTCCGCGCATGGCGCGGCGCTGGAGCACCGGCACCGTGCCGTCCGCGCTCGCCAGCACCGCCGCCACCATCTCGCCGCCCTGATTGACCTCGGCGACGACGGCGTCGGCTTCGAGCCGATGATAGAGCGCGACAGCGCGGGCGGCCCATTGATGCGGCTGCATCATGGCCGCGCTTTCGTCGGCCAGCACATGGGCCACGCCTTCCGCGTCGATGCCCGCCGCGACGATGCCGCAAGCGTCCGAGGCGCGTCCCGACGAAGCGGGAGGATCGACCGCCACCACGATGCGCGTGAGCGGCGGCGCGCGCTCCTCGAAACATTGCTCGATGCGCTCGCGCGACCAGAGCGCGCCCGGACGGTCTTCGACCAGTTCGCCGTCCAGTTCCTGCCGTCCGAGCCGCGTGCCGGCATAGCGCCGTTCCACCGCCGCCATGAAGCCGCCAGCGAGATTGTCCGCGTTCTCCGCCGTGCGCATCCGGCTCACCGCGACATGTTCGTCGGCGAGCAGCGCCTTCACCAGCGGCACGGGGCGGGGTGTCGTCGTCACCACCTGACGCGGGCAATCGCCGAGACGCAGGCCGAATTGCAGCATGTCCCATGTCTCCTGCGGGTGCTTCCACTTGGCGAGTTCGTCGCACCATGCCGCATCGAATTGCGGCCCGCGCAGCGCGTCCGGGTCTTCCGACGAATAGAGCGACGCCACCGCGCCGTTGTCCCAGACAAGGCGGCGGCGGGTCGCCTCGTAGCGCGGCCGCATCAGCCGCGACACGGAAAGCAGGCCGGACGGGCCGTCCACCATCACCTCGCGCGCGTCGCCGAAGGTCTCGCCGACCAGCGCGATATGGCCGCAAGGACGGCGGGCGAAGGGCGGCAGGCCGAGCGCCATGCCGGAAGCCCATTCCGCACCGGCCCGCGTCTTGCCGGAACCGCGTCCGCCGAGAACGAGCCATACATGCCAGCCGCCGCCATGGTTGCCTGCGGGTGGCAATTGCGCGTCACGCGCCTTGAGAAGCCATTCCGCCTCGGCCGCTATCAACTGCCCCGGCGTCAGCCCGGCCGCCCAGGATTTCCTGCGCGCGCTTTTCTGCAAGATCGTCTATTCTCCTGTTGATGCGCCGCAGCGCCTGCCGCACCTCGGCCACACTGACCGGACAAGCCGCATTGGCCACATTCCGCGCGGGCGCGGCGTCCGCTTCGGTGGACAATTCGCCGACCGTCTTCACCGCGCGGGCCAGCGCCATCAGCGCCTCCGCCCTGCCCTTGTCGGGAAGTTCCTCCGCCGCGAGCAGCGCGTTCAGTTCCGCCTGAAGCCGGACGAGTGCCGGCTCGGCCTCACGCTTCCTCGTCCGCGCCGCCGGCGGTTCTTCAAGTTGCAGGCGGCGCAGGCGCGAACGATAACTTTCCAGCGACAGGCCGCAGAGTTCCGCCATGTCGGCCGTGTCGATGCCGTGCGCCGTCTGCAATTCATGTGCAAGGTGCAACCGCCTCGCGCTGCGGGACCGCAT